GTATGATAGCTTGCGCCAATGCCGGTCACGTCAACGCTAACCTTGTCGGTAAGCGGCGAAGTCCAAGTGAGTTCGTTAAAAACAAACCCGTCGATATATTCGGATTGCCGCCCGTCGGCATCGCGGCCAAGCGTGCGTTCGATCGTATGTGTATATTTTACGATCAAGTCGGGATCGTCTTCGTTGCGAATGACGGTGCCGAAGAAGATGCGAAGCGTCGTACCGACGCCCGTATCTGCGGCAGCGGCAAAAGTCGTCTTGTCGAAAACGATCGCAGTCGACGAAACCGACTTGACGCGAGCGTACCCGTACTGGCCCGCCGTGTCGTTGAACTGGTTTGCGCCAGCATCGCCGCCGACGAAAACCCATTCCCCGGGGATAAGGCCGAAGGTCGTCGGATTGATCGTCGAAGAAGTAAGGACGTAAGTTCCGCCGACGATCGATGCAACAACATCGGCAGCCGGGAACTGATAGCCGACAACGGTTACAGTCTGCGCAGCCGCCGCGCCTTCGTCGGCAAGCGCCGAGGAAGTCGAAACGTGCGTACCGTCAGTAATGCCGTTGCAAACGTGCAGGCCGTTGTTCGCGCTGTTGTCGAAGCCTTCAGCGAAGATCAACGATCCGGCGAGGAAATCCGCCGAACTGTCAACTGTGAAGTCGTCGGTTGCGGCAACAGCCGCGACGTTGGTCGAATGCCCCTTCTTGCGGGCCGCTGCGAAGCAAAACGCTTCGATTGTGGGCAGCATGTTGCCGAGCGTAACATCTTCGTTCCAACCGCCGTTTGCGTCAAGGTCGACAATGCCGCCCTTCAGACGCTGCCGCGAAGGGTTGAACGGTCGACGCGCGAGAAGCGTATATTCGCCGCCCATATCGTTGAACGAATTCGGTTCGCGCGTTGCCCATTCCGGCGAGCCGGGAAGAACGCGATTGCTTTCTTCGCGTGCGATGAACAGTCCAACGTTGTTGCTGTCTTGCTTTTCAACCGTCATTTAACCGGCTCCTATTAGTTTACGCCTGCCAATTGGTCGCTTCGGGCGCCTGGATCGTGTTCGCGCTGGCGTTTTCCGTATATTCGAATTCGGCGGTAACTTTCCAGCGATAAAATTTTTCTTCGGGCGCTAGTTCTTCATAGCGGCAATTCCGAAACCATACACCATTGGGCGTTTGAATTCCCCGAAAAATGTTGCGGGCTTCGATCGCCATGCGCTCGCCTAAGCGATAGCTGTCCGCCTTGCTGCGCAAGGCAAAGACTTGAACGAAGACAAGGCCGGAAGCGTCATAGCAAATCTTGCTTGGGCCGGGGTCTTCGTACGAAAGGAAGCCGCCTTGAACTTGCTTCGCATTCTGAATAGAAACGCGAACAAAATCAGTTTCGGGAACGGCGCCTTTTTCGAACCCTTGCCAACGAATAGGCGGTTTCGGATCGGCCAAATCAGCGATTGCCCAACCTGTATTAAACAGGCCGAACATTTCATCGCGTGCTTGCAAGGGGTTTGCGATCGGCATTAGATTTTAACCCAAACGAACCAAACAACCGGCGTACCGTCCGGCGCGAGGCGGTCAAGATAGCCTATTTCCGAAGGAACGCTATTGCGAACAACAACGTCGGTTAATTCAGGCTCGAAATCCGTTCCGCCTGCCATAAGGCCGACTTCGAAACCTTCGGCAATTTCGGTATCAGGTATCGAACGCAAAAATTCTGTTCGACCGTATCCCAAGTCGCGCGGTCGAAACCATGCAATTTTTACGTCGTGATCGTCCGGCGAACCGCTGCGAACGTCGCGCCAATCTTCGGCGCCGCTATCGTGAGCCCCAGGCTTGCGCCACACACAAGCGCCGCCCTTGGCAGCGATAAGCCGAAGCGCGGTCGCGATGGCGCCTGAATAGCCCATTAGCCGCGAATAACGTTGATGCCGAACCCGATGCCCACAACATAAGGCCGCAAGATCGCGTCAAGCGTAGGCGTTGTCGGTACGACGTTCGGGGCGCCGAAGTATTCCGTTTCGATCGGTCCGACTTTTTCGCTTTTAATGTAAGCATCGGTATTCCGATTGGGCATTAGTTCGATGCCCTGGGAAAGCAAAAGAACGGCTTCGCTTTCGGCCTTCTTAATTGCCTTCGGTATCGTATCCGTCGGAAGTTCTTCTTCGCCGATGATTACGTACTTGCGCGGCCATTCTAAAGGCTGTTCGAGCCCGTTGACGCGCTCGCCGTTAAAGCGACGGCTTTCGATAAAGTCCATCGCCTTGATGGCAAGCACGTCGGTTCCGGCATCGTCGGCAATAGTTACGCCGCGCGCCGCTGCATATGCGATGATTTCGGCTCGCGTCACATAGCTGTTAGCATCTGCAACGTTCGTTCCGTCTTCGATAGTCAGCGGCACGCGGCGTCCCCCGTCAAGCTTATGCGAACGTCGCGGTTGCGGTTGCGGTCAACGGCGTTTCGCTGCCAGCGCCGTCCCAATCGTACGACGCGGTAATAACCGACGTACCCGCGCCGCCATTGGCGCCGGTAACAATGCCGGTCGACGCGCCGACGGTGCCCTTGCCGGTCGTTGCCGAAGTCCAAGCGCAAGCCGTGGTTACGTCGGTAAGGACAACGCCGCCGGTTTCGGGATCGTAAACCGCCTTGACCGCGACCATCTGCCGCGTTCCGCCATTCGCGGTGATATTGCCGCCAAGGTTGAAAAGCTTCAGCGCGGCAATGCCGACGGTGTTGTTCGGCGTTACGTCGCCGTCGGGATAAAGCGCCGTATCGACGGCGGTTCCACCGGAAGCGGTAAGGTATGCGGCAGGGATTGCACCGGCAAGCGCGTCGGCGGGTTCAAGTCGCCCGTCGCCGTACGTCGCCGGTACAAGCGCGTTGCGAATTTGCACGTTGCCGACGATAGCGGCGATTTCGGCGGCTTCGTCCGCCGTCGCTTCCATGCCTGCCGTGAAATAGAGAACTTTACGGGCCATTTGACTTCCCTTCGTTTAGGCGTTGGGCTTCCAGCCCTTCGCGGCTTCAGGCTTGGGCGCCGGGGCCTTGGGCTTGGCGGCGTTTCCGGCGTCCTGGGGCTCGCCAGCGCCTTCGCCTTCCCCGGTGCCCGCATCGCTCGCCGGGGGCGCCACGGGGCTGCCCTGGGGCGCGCTGGCAGCCGGTACAGTCGGGCGAGAGGGTTCGACGAACGGGCCTTTTTCTTCGGCGGCTTCAGCATAGCGCGGCGGCACGGCGCCAGCGACGATATCGAAGTCTTCAATGGCGTCGCGGTCCCCGATCATTTCCGCATTGCGATAGCAAACGTTATGCCGGGCGTCGTACTTTTCAATCGCGGCGTCGTCTTCGGCGGTCGACGCCGAACCCGCGATGAAATAAAGAACCTTGATTTTCTTCTTTGCCATTGTTTCAACTTTCCCGGTTTACCTTTCGTCGCGCTCGCCAAATACGAATGCGACGAAAGGGGCGGACCGAAGCCCGCCCCAACCGTTCCGCGGTTACTGCGTGAGAATGATCACGCCCGCCGTATCCTTGTGCGACGTGGCGTAACGATCCCAATTGTTCGCGGTCGCAAGCGCCGCGTCGTTCGGCGACTTGCCGCCCGAAGTCTTGTCCCAGGAATAACCCTTGATCCCCAGGTTATAGGTCCATTCGGCCTGATACGTGCGCTGAATGTTTTCGTCGCCGTTCGAAGTCTGAATGTTATCGTCGAAGTCGCCGTTCTGTTCGACGATAATCGCGCCAGTGACAAGGCCAAGGGTGCGATAAACGTCGGGGTTCGGCGTGGTATTGACCAGCGCAGGGCTGTCAGTCACGACGAACGGGCGTCCAAAACCGTCCTGCCGAACGTTGACGTTGCCGAAATTGAACAGAATTTCAGTGTTCGTCAAGGCGGCGCCGAAGATATCGAACATTGACTTCGAATGAAGAACCCAGGCGCGAAGATCGTTCGCACGGTCGCCGAACTTGGCGGCACCGTTGTTGAGAACCTTCAGGTCCGCAACGCCAGTTGCCGAATAGTCGTGCGTAACATCGGTTTCGCCGGCAAGCGCAGCGACATAGGCCATGATCGAAGTGTTCAGCATATCGCCAAGCATATCGCCCGCAAGCTGCTGCCCGATGACGGCGCCGCCTTCTTCCTGGTTCTGCTGAATCCAAGAGAACATGGAAGGCGGAATGTTGACCGGCGGCGTACCGGCGGCAACCTTCACCATCGTATCAATCAGGTGCTGAAGGTCCTTCGCAGCCTGCGTACCGGAACCGTAGGCGTTACGGCGCCGAACAAGGCCGGAAATCTTCGCCCAAAGCGCAACGTCCGAATAATCGCCCTGGTGAGCGCCGGAACGAAGAACAATTGCGCCGTCCGAAGCGTTGTTGAAAAGTTCAACCTGCTGTGCGATGACTTCGGAAAGCGACGAATAGACGTATTCGGAGAATACGGCGAGATCGGAAAGAGCCATTTGAAAAATTCCCTTGCTTGCGCGTATTCCCCGAAATCGGACGAACCGCGCTTATTCTTGCGCTTCGGCTGCCTTCTTTGCCTGAAGGTGAGCGACTAGTTCAGTCGGCTTTGCCTTCGCGGCATTGAACGGTTTGCCTTGTTCGCCTTGCGGGGCACCGCCGCCCAAGGGCTTGACCAAAGGCTTGCCAGGGGCACCGCCGCCCGAAGCCTTCGATGCGATAATAATACCCTTGTAATCCGGGTTTGCAACAAATTCTTCGCTAATTTTTTCCACAGTCAACGACGTATCCGGCTTGCCGTCTTTTCCAAGGAAAACCGTCTTCGGTTCGTCGCCAGACATGTCGACCGAAATGCGTTCCGCGATCTTCGGCGCGAGCAACGACGGCACGGTTGAAATCTTGCCCGCGATCGAACTGGCGACGCTATCGCGAAGCGTCTTGTCGGCAAACTGCTTAAGCTTGCCGCTTTCGGCAGCGTGTTGCGTCTTCAGCGCTTCAACGTCGGGAAAGCTTTCGATCTTGGCAGTCGCCTCGCCAAGCTTCGTCTTCGTTTCCTTGTGGGCATTGCGTTCGTTTTCAAGAGCCCGTTTGATCGGGGCAGGGTCTTCGCCCTTCGGAAGATCGGTTACGTCTAGGACGTATTCGCCGTCACCTTCGCCCGCGACGTATTCCTTCTTTACGTCGTCCGAAAGGGCGTCGTAAATGCTCTTGCTGATTTTAAACTTCAATGCCATTTTGTTTCGTCCTTCCTTATTGCCCGATTAGAGGCGCCTTTGCCGCGTATTCGTCAAGCGTCAACGGGGCCGATCGTTCATAGATCGAACCCCTTCGCCCGTCTAGGGCGTCGCTAACGAATTCGTCCGATTGTTTCTTGATCCAATCATAAAAGCTTTCCGGCGAAGACGGGCTATCCGCGAAGACGGGAACTGTCGTCGACCGACAATTGACATGCGCTGGCGGAAGCGGCCCCTTTCCGTACTTATAGCGGTTGCCGTTTCGCGATCGGCAAATTTCGGTCGTGTGACTATCTAGGACCGAAACCCATTCGTATTCGTCGGTTATCTTCAAACCTAGCTTTAGCGCGACTTGGCTTGAAACGTGTTGAATGATCGTTGCGCTTGCAGCATCCGAGGCGTTTTGAAGCTGGCGAATAAGCCCGTCTTGCTTAACCGCTTTTGGCGTACCGACGATCGCTTTTATCAAATCGCTTTTCGTCGAACGATTAGCGTATGCCTGAAACGTCGTACGTTCAAGCTTGACGAACAACAACGGAAGTTGCGCGGTCAAAAACGGCAATGCCAGGGTGCCCGTTGCGGCGAGCGGTTGATTGACGATATATGCCCACAATGTATCGTGATTGGGGCGTTCGATCGGCTTCGGCGCGAAAGGCGCGAACAGTTTCGCAAGCAAGTCTTCGTCGACCGTGCAAAAGCGTTCAAGCCATGCGATAAGCGACTTCAAATACGGATCGAAGATATCAGATGCGATCTTGCGAAGATCGGCAATCAACGCCTTAAGCGCGCCCTTCGTCGCGTCGCCTAGTTCGTCGTACTGAAAGGTCGAAAGGCGGTTATAGAGTTCGCTTCTCAGCTTCGCCAGCATAACGGCAAATTCGCCGGTCTTGGCGTGCTTAAGCCCTTCGATGTAGATTTGTCGCCGAACGACAATATCGAATAAATCAGCCATAAACCAATCGCAATCTTTGTTTGCCGTTGTAAAATTCGGCAATACCCGCTTCGACAAGCTTTTTAACGGTTCCGCATGTGAACGGTCCGGTTTCGCCTTGCGCCAGGAAGAAGCGTCCGCCTGCCTTCGACTTGGCAACAGCGCAATCGCCGCCGCGTTCGCGAAGCCATTTCAAAGCGTCTTGTTCGGCTTTTCCCATTAGTTACCGTTGCCGGTCGCTGGCGTATCGGTCTTGTTCGGATTGCCCCCAGGGGCGGCGAGCGCGGCAGCTTGTTCGACCGCTTGTGCCATGCGATCGGCTTCTTCGGCTGCCGATTTCGTCTTAAACGCCGCGTCGTCAAGCGAGGCGATGCCAGCCCGGCGAAGGTTGTCGCGGTATTCTTCCATGACAATTCCGCCTGCCTGCCATTCGACAAGCAATTGCTTACGTTCTTCGGGCGTTAGATTAACTAGATCGAATTCCGTGTTCAAATCGTAATCGATCGTCGTTGTGTCGGCGCCGACGAACGTTGCGGCCCATCCAAGCGCCCATTCGAACGCTTCGCCGACGTTCTTTGCAACCGACGACAAAACCGACGTTTCCGAAACGTTATCAATGTTCGCTTCGGTTGCCGTACGCTGAACTTGCGAGCCTTCGACAAGCTTCGCGCCAAGCGCGAGCATTTGCGCTTCCTTTTGATCCATGGCTTCTTTCGCCATAGTGTTGGGCTGCACTTGAAGCAAACCGGCGGACGACGACGCGGGAAGCGGAATAATCGAACGCGAGCCAAGCGCGATCGTGCCTCCCATTACGTTCTTAACCCATTCTTCGGTCAAGCCACTGAACCATGCGGTTGGTTGCCCAAGCATGTAAACAGCTTCTTCGTAATCGGCGGAATTACGATAATGCGCGATATTGACGCTGCAAAGATCGTACATGGGCATCGGCCCCGGCGTCGGATCGTTGTTGACCGCGCCGATAAAGCTGAACGGAACGTCTTTTAGCCGGTTGCCTTGGTTATCGCGCGGTTCGTACCGTTCGTCGGGCGCAATGCCGTTCTTATTGCGATAAACTTCGATTACGTATTCGTCGTTTTCGTCAAGGCGAAGGACGCGCCATTGATCCTTAACCTTTGTTTCAAATCCGTCGTCTTCGATAATCGCATCTTCGCGGAAGACGACAAGCGACAAGACAAGCTTTGCCCCTCGCCGCTTCAGGCGCCAGTTAAGGCAATCCCAGGGCGCGACAAGCTTGATCGTCGGGCGAATGTCGCCGGTTTCAAGATCGGCGACGGTGAACGCGGGAACTTCGCCCAAGGCTTCGTCGGTTGTCACAAGGTCGACCGCCGGATAATCGACGTACAAGCCGCAACGCCCGTGGCTAATACCGAAGCCGGTCGCTGCCTGGGCAAGCTGGTCAAGCGAAATGCCGCTTCCAGTTGCGTCGGTTTCCAGCACGCTAAGTTGCGTCGGAAGGGTAACGGTCGGATCGCGAAGAAAGACTTGCCCGACAAGTCCGGCAAGGGTTCGCTGCGCAACGTTATAGAATACGGCGCGCGTTAGGTATCCGTTATAACGCTTCCCGTTTGCGTCGCTAGTGTCTTCCGCATTAGGCTTCGGCAAATACTTTTCGCGACGCTTCTTAACGGTCAACTCGCCTGCCAAGCAATCGCGAATTAGATCGTACGACGGCAGCAAAGTGCGAACCAAGGGATGGACGAAAACGACGTTCGGCATTCGGTTAACCCCTGATTGCTCGCCTAGCCCGGCCAATGGGCCTTAAGCTTCTTCGCGAGGCGGTTAGCGCCCTTCAGGACGCGATATCGTATCATGTCATATGCATGATCTTCGGCTTCTGTGTCAACGTCGTCGGGATCGTCTTCGTCGCGCGGAAGTGTGGGCAAAGTCGCGATTGTTGCCCGGCAATTGTCCATAAAATACAACCGGGCTTCTTCCTTGCCTTTCATCGCAGCTTCAAGCCGATCGCGGATAAGCTGAAGGCCGTTCTTTCGCGAACCTGGGGATTTGTCGGAACGCTCCCAACGTACGCCGTTGTCGCTGAACTTCTTTTCGATCGTGTCAACGTCGGCTTCGCGTACGTCGCGTATTTGGTTGTCGGCAGGACCGGGCCAAGGCTGTTCTTCAATCCAACCTTCAGCTAACAGCTTAATTTCGTATTCGCGAATACGTTCAGCAACCGAAGGCGCCGACAACCGCAAGCCCACATTAGAGCCGAGTTTTTCAGTTAGGTACAACTCGCCAATCTGAATAAGCGTACCGGGCGGCGGGCAGAAAGGAACCGACGTGCCGTTATCGTATTCAATCGTCGCTTCCTCGCCGTTTGCTTCGGCGAACCATCCGATGGAACAAGGATGCGATGAACCCCAATCAAGCGCCCGGTCGACGCGCCAGCTTTCGGGAATGGCGAACCTAGGCAAGATGTGGATATGCTTGCGCCAAACGTCGTCTATCGCGCCGCCCGCGACAATATCCCAATCGCCTTCAAGCCAAGCCGCGCGCTTGTTTTCGTCGCTTATGCTTTCTAGTTCAGCGACGTATAGCGGATCAAGATAAGGGTTTTCCTTGTACGAACCGAATATCGCAACTTGTTTTCGTCTAACGACGATATCTTGCTTCGTACGCGGATCGAATACCTTGACTTCGGTAATGAACACGCGCCCGACCGGCGCAACGTCAATAAACTTCGCCTTAACCCAATTGTGCCCCGGCCCGTAAGGGTTCGTCGTCGAAAAGACTTCAAGCGGGATCGGTGGCAAATTCCAGCATCGCCGTTGATGATCGTAAACGCCGTCTTTCTCTTGCGTCCAAGACGAACGGTTGCAACTCATCATCGAATCGTAAGCGTTGGAATTCGGATACTTACAAAGTTCGTTCCAGCCGATGAACGGGAATTCTTGCCCGTGATAGTTCCAATAATCGTCCGCCTTCAGGAACTGGCGAAACATGAGTTCTTCGCCGGTATCCCAAACCCACTTGTAATCGCCCTTGCTTTCAAGGAACTTACAACGATCGCCGAATATCTTTTTGAAGATACGTTTCGACTTAATGATAAGATCATCTAGGTTCTTATACTTGCGATCGAAGATAACCCCTCGCCAGTACGAACCGTAACCGCGCCCGACGTTCGAAGCGAAGCGCGCAAGCTGGCAATCGGTTTTGCCAGGGCCGCGCGTGCCGTGATAAAGGATATGGTTCGCATTCGTGCGAAATGCGTATTCTTGGCTTGTGCCAGGAAGAAACGCCCAACCGTCTTCGTATGTCACGCCTGGGGGCGCCGCGTCCATTGCGGCAGCCGACGCGCTCGCGCCCAAGGCAACGGCTGCGATTGCTGCCTTAACGGGCGTGCCCCATTTATCCCGCAGCGGCGGGGCGGCTGGATTTGGCATTAGCGATTAGTGCGGTTTGTTGTGCGTAAAAACGCTGATCAAAGTCGGCGTCGTCTTCGGGCGTTACGTCGCGAGCCGGTACGCGCAATACGTGAACAACGCGGTTGTCTTGCGCGATCGTTACGTTTGTTCCGCCCTTTTGGATCATGCCTCGAACGTCGGCAATCAGCTTCAAAGCTGCGATACGATCCTTCGGTTCAATCTGTCTGTCTTCAGCGATTTCCCAAGCGACTTGTTCAACCTTGGCGTCTTGTTCAGGTACGAACGACTTCGGGTCGCCATCGCGAATGCGGGCGATTTCTTCCTGAACGATCGGATCGGAAAGCCAAGCCTGGGCTTGCATCGCTCGCCCGTAATTGTCTTGCCCTGGAAAGACGGTATATCCGGCGGTTAGCTTGGCATTCGGATTACGCGCAACAATCCCGGCGAATTGCAGCTTCAACTGCAATTCGTCTTCGCCTTCAAAGATCGGCGGAGGTACGCGTTCCCATGACATAAAGGCGACGTTAACCGATACTTTTACGAAGGTCTAGCCTGTTGCCCACAATGGGCGGCTTTTCGTCTGGCATTGGGATTGCGCAAACGGCGGACAAGATTTCGCGCAAAAGCCGGACGGTGCCGGGCTTTTCAGGATCAAGCCGAAAAGCGGCTTCGATCGTGCTTGCGTATTCCATTTCACTTGTCGACTTCGGACCGCTTCAGCGCGTCGGCTCGCCATTGCCTAAGCCCGTCGACATTGGTCGCACAATCGTTGCGCTGCCGCCGCGTGCGGTTCAATTCGTCCGCTAGATCGCCGTTGGTCGGTACATCGCGGTCGGACGTGTCGCACGGCGCCACAAGGGCCGCGTCGGGCAAATCAGCGGGGCGGCTGGCGTACTTCACCGGGGGCGGCAAGCGCGGCCCGCACGCTGCCAGGAACGGGAGTATCAGCCCAACTGCGAACTTGCGGATCATTGCGCGCTTCCCTCAATAGGACCGTGCGCCGATCGAATAACGCCCGGTTGGTTTCTAGCTTGTTTGCGACCGCTTCGGCGATTGCGTCGTTGTCAACACGTTGCGCACGAACGGCGTCCACCGTCTTTTGCGCTTCCTTGTTCGCGTCAATTGCGCTTTGAAGTTCGACGGCCAATGCGTGCTTATCGCCGTTCGCCTTGGCAATGTCGCCGCGATACCAAAGCGCAAGCGCGATCAAAGCGGCGATTACGACGTAAGGGCCGAACTTCAGCGCAAGCTTTACATATGCCATTTTATCAACCCTTCGGCCATGCCGCCGACGATAGCAACGCCGATGCCAATTACCGCGAAAAGGCAACGGTAAATCGTGTTAAGGTCGACCATACAAAACCCCTAGCCCCTTGCGGCATACGTGCGCTTCGCGAGTGCGCCGCGCCGTTAGTCCTTTGCTAACTACGCCGCCCGCGCGATTATACCAAGTGATCGCTTCGCAGCCCTGGGGATAAGCGCCAGCGTTGAAGCGAGCGCGAGCGGTCGACTTGCAATAGGTCGGAACGCCGATGTTGTATGCGAGCGATACGGCAGCGAAGCGCGGCCCCTGCCTCATGGTTTCGCTTGTCAGGTTCGAAGATAGGGCCAGCCCCGGCGAACACGCCATGACGCCGCGTGCGGTTTCGGTCAACTCGGCTTCAAGCATCGATGCGCATTGCGCTTCGGTAAACCGATCGCCGACCTTGATCGGCTTGCCTTGATATCGCGTCAAGCCATCGCACGCCGTTGCGACGTTCACAACGTCAAGGTACGCACGAAGGTATTGCCTGCCGCTTAAATTGGTTAGCTGAAGGTGCCCGTCGGTTGTGACTTCGGCGCGAACGTTGCGACCGCTTTCGTTTGCCGGAATGGCCATGCCAAGCGCGAGCGCAACGGCGGTTCCGACGATCCCGACAAGCGTTGCTTTGCCCGACGGCGGAAGTTCAGGCCGGGGCATCGCCGCCCGCTTTCGACGTTTTGCGCGCCTTGTATTCGCCCGACCATTTCCAAAGAAGATAAGCCGTTTGAAGAAGAACATACGCAATCGAAACGTATATTAAAACGTCGTTCATCGTCCAAGCTGCCGCCGCAACGACGGGGGTTCCGAACGCCGCTTCTCTTGCGAAATCGGTTGAAAAAGTCGAACTTGAACTATCCATAACGCGCCCCGCCGCCTGTTTGGCACGGTATGTCAAAACGGCAGGCAAAAAGAAACCCCCAACGGTTAAAACCGCCGGGGGTTCCCTATTTTTTCGGCGAGCCGTTGGTTAGGCGGCAGCGGTTTCGTCGGCAGCGCGATAGATCACGGCGCCGTTCGCGGGAGCGGTGAATTCGCCGTACACCTTGCCAGCTTCGACCGACTGGACGCCGAACTTCTTCGGCTTGCTGCGCTTCGTCGCGCTGGAAACGGTCGAAGCGAGCGACTTCGCCGGGTTCGGCTTGGCTTCGGTCGCCGGCACGAAGATAAAGCCGCCAACGGCGAGGCTGTCGAAGTCGTACAGGCTGCGACCGCGACCGCCGCGCGACTGCGACGGAACGAAGCCCGATCCGGTAACGAAGGTCGACGGCATGGCGACGGCGGAAGCCTGGGTGCCGGTATCGGCGGAAGCGGTGTTTTCGTTATTCACGGTAATCCCCTTGTCGGTTGCACGAACCGCGACCTTTTCACCGTCGCGAATTTCGGCATTGGTTTCGACAAGTCCCTCCTTCGCCAGCCCGGCAATCTCGGCTTCCGTAAGCATTGCATACG